CGATCATGGGGCTAATCCATTGCTGTGGTGTTTGTAGATGACTGCTATTATTTTCTAGGGGTATGAAAAGGTTTCGTACCCCTATAAAAAGATAGCTGCTTGCGCAGTATTGACGGGGGCTGGAGGCTGGTTTGTCATATAGCGTCGGGCAGCAGGTTGTCGGCAATGACGGCGCGGTATTGGCCGCTGTAGTCAGCGCTGGTGACGGTGTAGCGGCAGTTGGGGCGAACACCCTCGAAGGTGTAAGCGCCGGTGGTGGCGTCGCTCCAGGTTTCGCGGATTGCCATGCGGCTGCGGTCGTCCGTTAGCACCACGCGCCGGTGTAACGGTGTGTTGGCGGGCGTGGATTTTTCAGCCACCGTGCCGGTGATGCGACCGTTACCGCCAAAATAGAGGTCTCGTGCGCCGGGCAGTTGCCGGATTGACTTGCCTCGCACACCAACCGCATCCAGCGCCTCGGGCGGTGCGTAGCGGGCCAGGCCGAGCGCGTCTGCAAAGCCGTTGCTGGCCAGTGGGATAAATAAGGCGGCACGACAAGCTGCCTCAAGGGCTTGCAGGTCAGACTGTGTGGCGGTTCCAGACCAAAAACCAAGAGCACAAATGTGTTCGGTGTTGTCGAAGTTGTAGGTTGGCCTTGATGCTGCGCCAACGGCATTGATTGACTTAGGTGTTTTATTGGCTATCGCCGAGCCAATGGCAACTCCGTCAACAAACATTTGCGTGCTTGTTCCGGTTTTCAGGTTCGCTAAAAACTGGTATCTGTTGGTTTCTGCGGTATTACCGAATATGGAATAGGAAGCCCCGGTGTTTCCGTTATACCAATTACCACCGAGTTCCCGGTCAAACATAAACCCGTTCGTTGCCGTATCAAGAAACACGTTGACGATGTTTGTAACTCTCACAAAAGCCGCAATAACTCCGTTGGTTGGTAGGGTGATGGGGGCCGCGTAATTCAGTTGCGTGCTATTGCCAAGGATGGATTTTGCAGAAAACAAAAAAGGCACCAGCGTGCTGACGGCGGTCAGATGATTGCTACCAATTTGGTCAAGCAATTGCGATCCGCTAACGTGATCAGCATCATGTATGGCCAGCGGGGTCAGGCCCGCTACCGCAGTCCACCAAGTCATGACTTACCACCAAGGGCCGGTAATGTCAAAAGCTAACCAGGCGGCGTAGTTGTTGGTTGTTACCCCATGAGCACACTTGACCATCAGAAACGTGCGCCCGGGGTATCCTGCAACGCTTGTTATTTTTTCAAGATGATTGAAGCCCGGCGCATCGTTATGCACCCAAAACATACCGGGCATTTTGCCCCGCAGGTTGCTACCTTCTTTAAGCAGAGTGGGGTGCAGCAGCAGGCTGTAGTCCGGGCCATTGGGCCATCCGATTTTGGCTTGCAGGGCGCGCCCGCGCTGCTGCAGGCGGCGGCGAAAGATGGCGGGGGTTTTCATGCTGGGTCTCCGAGCAGGCTCAGGCGCTCGTCTTCAAGTTCGCGCACTTCTGCGGCAAAGAGCTGCATCTCTGTTGACATGTAGTCGTGGCGGGTGAAGGCGTTCATGATGGAGGCGGCCTCGCGCAGTACGTCATGCACTTGGCTTACCGGCAGGCCGTCAAGCAAAGCCAGCACTTGCAGGGCCAGGGCGTATTGCCGGGTTTCGGGCAACTCTGCCAATTGACCGATGAAGGCGTTTTGAGCGCGGTTCATGCGGCACCGCCTTCGGTTTGTGCAAACAGGTCATCGCCTGGCGCTGGCTCGACCAGAATGTCGCGCAGCAGGCGCACCGTGGCCTGGGCGCAGCGGCAGATGCGGGCAATGTCGGCCACCGGCACGCGCTCGGCCAGCAGCTCAGCCACCCGGGCTCGCGTCTCGTTGGTCAGCGGCACGATGGGCAGGCGGGCATATTTCTCCAGCATGGCGATGCGGCGCTTGTCTGCGTCGGCCAGCTCGGCACGCATGCGGTTGAACTCGGCGATGTAGGCTTCTTTGAACGCAGCGGCCTTGGCGCCGGTGAAGCCCATCACCAGAAAGGTAAAACCGTCAAAGGTCATTTCGACCATGCGACGTGCTTCACCCTTGCTGTCAACGTATTCAACGGGCGCAAAATTGCGCCCGTTAAACGCCTCAGAACAGTCCAGGTTATCGATGGCTTTGAGTACGTCTTTGTGAAGCTTGCCAAAAACTTCCGCCACAAAGCGGCTGTTGGTTTTGAGGGTGGTGCCGTCTTCGGCGGTAAAGACGGTGTGCGAAACGGCCATGGCGGCCAGTGCGGTGTTATTCATGTGTGACAATCCGGGGGTGTGAGTAAGTTAGTGAAATGGGCGTCATAACCAAGCTTGGATGGGTTGGTTTTGATGCCCATTTTTTTGGGTGACTTGGGCTTAACATCATCATGTTTGTGGGGAATCTTTGGCCTTGAGGTTCAGGTGCACCGCGATCTGGTGGCCGCGTCCTCGGCGGGCTTTGTTGATTCCGTTGACCACCCGCACCACCTCGTGGTACGGGTAGCCGTTTTGGTCGGCAAAGTCTTTGAAGGTCATGCCCTTGGCGCGAAAGTTGGCTTTGAGCTGGTCAGGAGTGATGGTCATTTTTTTGGTCCTTTACGTGCGTTGTTAAGAAGCTGATGATGCTGTATTGTATGTCCATAAAAGGACATTTGAAAGTTTTTTATGGACATTTTTGAAATTGAGCGGGCAGTACTCCGGTTAAAAGAAATCGTTAATGTCAAAACAGATAAGGACGTTGCCAGCTTGCTGGGGATGGATGTATCCGCGTTCAATAAGAGAAAGCAGCGCAGCTCTTTCCCAGAGCGAGAGCTATCGGCCTTGGCAGAGGCACGCCCCGAGCTGGGCATAGACACGCAATATGTGCTGACTGGTCGCGCCACGCACATGGCATTTGGCACTGCCAAACAAATCGGTATCCGGCTGCGCAATGAGCGCCTGCGCATCAACTGGGGCGATGCAGAGATGGCGCGCCATTTGGGCTGCACGCTGGCAGACTATGTGGCTCTGGAGGACGGGCTGCGCGCCCCCAGCGCCCCAGAGGTGATGGCGCTGCGCGCGCATGACGCGCTGGATGCCGAGCTAGTGCTGGGCGGTGCCAGCCTGAAGCGCCCGGCCTGGGAGCTTGATGAGGACGAAGCAGAGCTGGTAACCAACTATCGCGCCAGCCACGAAGAGGGGCGCGCGCGCATTCGCCAGACAGCCGCCAACAGCCCCAAGCGCAGCGAGTTGAAAGAAAAGAAGTCCAAGCCCAAAGTGCAAATCGGCGTGGTGCATGGGCATCAAATTGACCTCAAAGGCGATGGCATCACGATTGCGGGCCATACCTATTACGCAGGGCCGCCCCCGCCTGATACGGGCAAGACAACCACCTAGCCGCAACAAAAACAAAAACAACGGCAAACACCCAGGGAGTTCAATCACAGATGACCAAGATCACCATTGGCAGCGTGCAGGGCAATGTCACCATCATTCGCTGCAAAAGCAGCGTGGTACGCGCCCCGGTCACCGCGCTGCACGGCGGCTACAGCCCAATTCACCCCCCGCATTGCCCGCGCCGCTGCCTGTGCCTGGCGCTGCTGGTGCTGCTGCTGACGGCAGCCCAACTGATGGGGGTGCTGGCTGGCGCGGCCTGTGTGGCCGCTGTGGCACCTGCCAGCGCCTGGCCCGCGCCCAGCGTGCCGCTGCAGCCAGTGCAGTCCAGCGCCATAGCCGCCATGGGTTACGACAGCGCCACGCAGCAGCTCTACATCGTCTTCACCAGCAGCGCGCACCCCTACACCTTTTGCTCTGTGCCGGCGGCGGTGTTTGATGCCTTTATGGCCGCACCCAGCCCCGGCCAGTTTTACAACACCCACATTCGCGCCCGTTATGGCTGCACCGGGTATGTGCATTTTCAATAGCTGCCCGCGCAAGCAGCACGGGCGCTGGCGGCCCGTTTGGCTTAAGAGTTTTCAACCAGGAGTAATCTCAAAATGAGCGATACCGGATCATTGGTGCTACAACACTTTTTCAGCCTACATTTGGCCGAAGGCTGGCAGGATGAGCCTGTCACTTATCTGGACGGCTGGCAAACCGTTGAGGCGCTCTGGCCGATGCACGATATGTTTCGACCGCATTTTGCGCAAATTGGCAGCTTGCCGTACTTGAGCGCTAATGAAGCGGGGGCTGATCAAGCCTTATGGGTTTTGGCCAACGGCGGGCAATGGTCTGCAACCGAGCCTACCCCTGGTGTCTGGCGGGTGTTGCTTGAGCGCCATTCGCAGGCCATCGCTGTGGCTGCAACTAACTACGCTGCAGGCAACGCTGAGTTGGTGCCGGTGCCCGCATCTTTGCCGCCAAAGCATCACACGATTGCTGCAATGCTGTTTTTGCAATGGTCCATGGTGTTGCCGTTGCCACCAAAGAACGTAGCAGCGTATCCATGGCCTCAAGGTGCGCAGCCGACAAGCTTGCTGCAACACTGAAGGCGCGGGCGTGGGCGGTGTCAAATTCGGTTTGCCAAGTTTTTTTCATGGTGTATTGCCTTTGCGTATGCGCACCCACAGCCCGCGCAGTTGCCAGCCCGCCCATGCGCCAAACAGCAGCGCCAGGGCCATTGACAAGATCACATCGCCGCGCCCGGCAAACAGGCCGACACTGGTCATTTGGCAAGCTTGGGTAAAGGGTGCGGCACCTTGTTGGTGTTCTGGCAGTGCCCCTCTTCAGCGGCAAACGGCTTTTTGGCAAAGTCGTCTTCCAGGTAGCAGCCCAGCGACACCGACACGGTAGAGCACTTGATCTTGAATTTCTCCACCACCTTGTCTTTGACGCTCATGATGGTGTTGCTGGCCCAGCCGTCGCCCTGGGGGCATTCGGGGCTTTGGGTGGAGTCGCCGTGGCTGACGATCTTGTGGTCGGTAAAGCGCGGGTTCTCGGCGCGGTAGAGCTGGGCGTTGTATTCGCCATTGGCGCGAGCCTGGGCGCGCGCATCTTCCAGCGTGGCAAATGACACGGGTGCTTCGCTTTTGCCGCAGGCCGACAGCGTGACGATGCCTGCCATGGTGGCGGCGCAGGCCAGCAGCAGGCACAGTTTGCTAAACATTGGTTTCATGGTTTCCTGTTGGGTGGAGTGGTTTGGATGGCTTTAGTCTCGGTGCAGGCGCGAAGCGCAGTAATCTGCCCCGGTTCCCATTACAAGGCGCCACGAGCGCGCGACAGTGGGGGTTATGGCAGACCCCACACGTTCCTTTATTGCAGTTTTAGCGCTTTCAGCCGCCGGGCTGGTGGGCATTGCCGTCGATGAGAGTTACACGGGGCGCGCGGTGCCGGACCCGGTGAAGGGGGTGGCGGTGCCGACGATTGGCTTTGGCAGCACGGGCCCTGATGTGCGCATGGGCGACACCACCACGCCAGCCAAGGCGCTGGCGCGTCTGCGCACCGATGTGCAGGGGTTTGAGGGGGTTTTGAGGCGCTGTGTGCGGGTGCCGCTGCATCAGTATGAGTATGACGCGTATGTGAATCTGGCCTACAACATTGGGCCAGATGCGTTTTGTGGCTCGACGTTGGTGCGCCGGCTCAATGCGGGTGAGTATGCACAGGCGTGCGAGGCTATTTTGATGTGGAAGCGCTCGGGCGGGGTGGATTGTTCATTACCCGGTAATAAGGTGTGCGCTGGTTTGTGGGCGCGGCGGCTGCGGCTGCACCAGCAGTGTCTGGGTGCCCAGGCAGGGGTGGCGCAATGATGGCTGGGGCGCAGGGGTGGCTGGTGGCGCTGGTGCTGTGGCTGGCAACGGTAGCCGGGGCCTACTGGGCCGGTGACCATAACCGCAATAACGACTGGATTGCACGGGCCACGGAGCAGTCGCGACGGGAGGCCAAGTTGTGGCGCGATGAGGTGGCGCGCTCTGGCGCTGCAGAGAATAAGTACATGGCCAGCGCGGCCGCATTGCGCAACAGTTACGAAACTCTGGAAGGTCAATTCAATGCGCTTAAATTACGTGGGCCTATTGTGGTTTTTCGCGATCGCTGTGGGGGCTTGCCTGCTGGCGATGCGGGCGATGCGGGCGGGACACTCGCGCTGCCGGGAGGGGGGTTGCCTGGCGGGCAAGAGGTGGCTGGGTCGGCTGATGCTGCTGTTGGGCTTAGCCTGGGGGCTGTCTGGATGTGGAACAGTGCCTTGTTTGGAGGCGACTCGGCAGCAGGTGCCTGCAGCGCTGCTGATACGGCCAGCGCAGCCTGTGCCACTGACGCTGGGCTCGGACTTGCGGATGCCTGGGCCAACCACGCAGCTAATGCCTGGTCTTGTGCTGCCGATCGGCAGCGCTTTGAGCAATTGATTGACTACCTGGGCGCCTTGCCATGACGTTTGATTTTAATTTGTCGCATTTGATTTTGGCGCTGGTGGCGCTGGTCAGCGGGGTGTGGGCGGCGGCCAAGTACATCGCCATGCTGCAGGAGCGGGCGGTGTTGCAGGGGCAGGAGTTTTTTACCCAGCAGTTTGCCTCGCATGAGAAGGCGGAGTTTGATTTTCATGCGCGCTTGAGTTTGCGCCTGGACAGCATTGAGGCGTTGCACCGGGAGGATATGGCGCAGTGGCAGCGGGTGGAGCGCGAGCTGCTGATGCTGAAGGCGGATATGCCGCTGAACTATGTGCGCCGCGATGATTATGTGCAGGCGATTGCGTCGATTTTGGTGAAGCTGGATTCGGCGACGTTGCGGCACGAAAACTTGTTACTCAAGGGGTTAAGACCATGAATGAAGATGAATTGCGGGTGATGATCAACCGCTCGCACCTGGCGGATTTGAAGAGCCGGCATGAGGAGTTGCGCTGGCTGCTGCTGCTGACGCTGAACATTGCGCGGCCCAATGAGGCGAGCGTGGGGATGCTGCGCAGTGTGGTGACGGGGGTGTTCCCGGATGCGACGGAGCTGGAGGTCAAGCGCGAGCTGGATTATCTGGCCGGGCGTGATTTGGTGCATTTGCGCACCGACCCGCTGGGGCTGGTGCTGGCCAAAATTGAGCGCTTTGGGGTGGATATTGTGGAGTACACGGTGGCCTGCGAGCCGGGTATTGCGCGGCCGCAGGCGGGGAGTTGAGGCGATGGGGCGCAAGAGCACGATTAGCCGGCTGGAGCCGGCGGTGAAGACCTACATTGAAGGTCTGCTGGCCGATGACCGGCTGACGCTCGATGAGATGATTGCCGATTTGCGCGGGCGTTTTCCGCAGCAGGCGCAGGCGGGGCAGTTGCCGAGCCGGGCCGCGTTGCACCGCTATGGGCCCAAGCTGGAGCGGCGGCTGATTGCGGTGAAGGCGTTTAGCCAGGCGATGGAGTCGATCGACGCGAATGCGGGCGACCGTGCGGATGCGCGCAGCAGCGGGCTGACAGCCATCGTGCAGCAGGAGCTGTTTGACAGCATGATGATGCTGCAAGATGCCAGCGACCCCGATGTGGATCAGCCCGAGCGGGTGAAGCTGCTGGCCGAGGCGAGCCGCAGCCTGGCGAGCCTGACGCGCAGCAGTGTGATGCTCAAGCAGTATCAGGCAAAGGTGGAGGCTGAGTTGCGCGCGCAGGTGCTGGCCGAGCAGCGGGCCCGGCTGGCCGAGCTGGGTAAGAGTGGTGCGGTGGCGCCGGAGGTGCTGGCACTGGTGATTAAGGCGGCGTATGACCTTTAGCGCTGACAACCCTGACTTGGCGTTGTACCAGGCCCCGGCGCGGTCGAGTTCGCTGGTGTCGGGGCAGCGTGTGGTGCCCGGCCCGGCCTTGCAGTTGTTCCCCTATCAGCGGGCCTGGGTGCAGGATGCGGCGCGCTTCAAGATTGCGATGTTTGCGCGCCAGTGCGGCAAGACGTTTACCAGCACGCTGGAGTTGGTGCTGGATGTGCTGCGGGCCGAGGCGACAGGCAAGCGTAGCCGTTGGGTGATTTTGAGCCGGGGCGAGCGCCAGGCGCGTGAGGCCATGAATGAGGGCGTGAAGCTGCATCTGCGGGCGATGGCAGCGGGGTTCAAGGAGTATGAGGTGGCGTTTGACAGTGATGTGCGGGCGCTGGAGGTGGAGTTGCCGGGGGGGAGTCGCATTACGGCGCTGCCGGCCAACCCGGATACAGCACGCGGCTTTAGCGCCAATGTGTTGCTCGATGAGTTTGCTTTTCATAAGGATAGTCGGGCGATCTGGAAGGCGCTGTTTCCGGTGATTTCAAAGCCGGGGTTGAAGCTGCGAGTGATCAGCACGCCCAATGGCAAGGGGAATAAGTTTTATGACTTGATGACGGGTGGCGCGGTGACCGGGCCGACTCCTTCAGCCGATGGCTGGAGCCGCCATGTGACGACGATTCATCAGGCGGTGGCTGACGGGCTGCCGCGCAATATCGAGGAGCTGAAACAGGGGGCGGGTGATGCCGACCTGTGGCAGCAGGAGTTTGAGCTGGAGTGGCTTGATGAGGCCAGCGCCTGGCTGAGTTATGAGTTGATCAGCGGCTGTGAGCATGATCTGGCCGGGCTGCCCCAGCACTATGCCGGTGGGCCGGTGTTTGTGGGGGTGGATATTGGCGCGCGCAATGACTTGTTTGTGATTGTGGTGCTGGAGGCGGTGGGTGATGTGCTGTGGTGTCGCGAGATCATTGCGCGCAAGCGGATTTTGTTTGCCGAGCAGGATGCGCTGCTCGACGAGGTGTTTGGCCACTACCGGGTGTTGCGCTGTTGCATGGATCAGACCGGTATGGGCGAGAAGCCGGTGGAGGATGCCAAACGCCGCCATGGCAGCACGCGGGTGGAAGGGGTGCTGTTTAGCGGCCCGAGCAAGCTGGTGCTGGCGACGGCGGGTAAGGAGGCGTTTGAGGACCGCAAGCTGCGCCTGGCGCCCGATGTGGCGCTGCGGGCGGATTTGCATAAGTTGCAAAAACTGACGGGGCCAACCGGTGCGCCGCGCTTTGTGGCCGAGAGTGATAGCGCGGGGCACGCGGACCGGACCTGGGCGCTGTTTTTGGCGATCAATGCGGCCAGTGGGTCCAGTGGCCCGACGTTTGCTGCCAGCCGGCCACGGCGCAGTGTTTTGAGTAACGCCCTGACGGGGTATTGAAAGAAGTTTTCCCACCATGAAACCCCAAGGTCTTTATATCTCCCCGACCGAGTTTGTGCGTTTTGCCGAGCCGGGCAAAGCATTGAGTCAGCATATTGCCACGCGTGAGCGTAGCCCGGACTTCTTCGCGCTGGGTATGTACCTGCCCAACCCGGATCCGATTCTGAAAAAACAGGGGCGCGACATCAGCATTTACAGCGATTTGCGCAGCGATGCGCATGTGGGCGGCTGCATACGCCGGCGCAAGGCGGCGGTGCTGGGGCTGGAGTGGCGCATAGAGCGCGATAAGGCCAGCGCACGGATGACGCGGCTGTGTGAGGATGTGCTGGGGCGGCTGGACATGCGCCGCTTGTTGCATGAGGTGCTGGAGGCGACGCTGTATGGCTGGCAGCCGCTGGAGGTGCTGTGGAGTGCGCCAGGGGCGGGGCCGACGGTGCCGCTGCAGGTGTTGGCCAAGCCGGTGCATTGGTTTCATTTTGATGGCGATGGGGGCTTGCGCTTCAGGAGCCGCGAGCAGCCGTTGTATGGCGAGTTGCAGCCGGCGCGCAAGTTTTTGCTGCCGGCGCAGGAGGCCAGCTATGCCAACCCGTATGGCTTTGCGGACCTGTCGATGTGCTTTTGGCCGACGGTGTTCAAGCGCGGCGGGCTCAAATTTTGGGTGACGTTTACCGAGAAATTTGGCACGCCGTGGGTGGTGGCCAAGACGCCGCGCGGCACGCCGGGGCCAGAGCAGGACAAGCTGCTGGACCAACTGGAGGCGATGGTGCAGGACGCGGTGGCGGTGATTCCCGATGATGCGTCGGTGGATATTAAAGGGGCTGCTGACAAGGGCAGTAGCGCTGATTTGTACGAGCGGCTGTTGATGTTTTGCCGCAGTGAGGTGGCCATTGCCTTGCTGGGGCAGAACCAGAGTACCGAGGCAAGTGCCAACAAGGCCAGTGCCAGCGCCGGGCTGGAGGTGGCGCGCGATATTCGCGATGGTGATGCGCGGCTGTGCGAGGCGGCTATCAATGATCTGCTGCTGTGGGTGGTGCAGGCCAATGAGGGTGACGGCGCAGCAGCGCCAAAGTTTGAGCTGTTTGAGCAGATGGAGGTCGATGAGGTGCAGGCCAAGCGCGACAAGCTGTTGTTTGACGCGGGTTTGCGCTTTACGCCGGCGTATTGGCAGCGGGTGTATGACCTGGAGGATGGCGATATTGCACTGCCTGAGGTGTCGCCCTCGGGGGCCGTGGTGCCGGGCAACACTGGTGCGGCTGGTGCGGCTGGGGTCCCAGGTGTGGATGATGCAACTGGCGCAACTGGTGCAACTGGTGAGCATACCGCCTTGAAGCAAGCGCTGGCCACCGACGCGAGCGCGTTTGCTGAAGCCCGCACACCAGCCAACATGCCCACAGTGCTGCAGCCAGCCCCACCGACAAACCCCACGGCGGCGCTGGATGCGGCGCTGGCCACGGCGGGTGATGGGGTGCTGCAGCAGTGGATGGCGCAGGTGGCGGAGCTGGTGCAGGGAGCCGAGTCGCCCGAGGCGCTGCGCGACGATTTGCTGCAGGCGTATGGCAGCCTGCCGACCGAGCAACTGGCGCAGGTGATGGCGCTGGCGTTTGCGGTGGCTGAGCTGGCCGGGATGGCGGCCGTGGCCGATGAAGCGCCAGCCGCCTGATTAACCCGGACCCTTTTTTATGCCTACCCCCAGCAGTGTTGCCCTTAACTTGTCGCCTGATGGCTCGTCTGCGGCCATGGACGCGGCACGTCAGCAGTTTCAGGAGCAGATTGATTTTTTCAAGGCCAAACTGAATTTGCCCAGCAAGTGTTGGGATGATATTTGGCAGGCGGAGAATGACCGGGGGTTTATTGTGGCCGGGGCGCAAAAGGCCGATCTGCTGGCCGACTTGCGCGCGGCGGTTGACAAGTCAGTGGCAGGGCAGAGCATTGGCGATTTTCGCAAGCAGTTTGAAGCTGCCGTGGCCAAGAGCGGCTGGAGCGGCTGGACCGGCGAGGGCACTACCGCAGGCAGGGCCTGGCGCACCCGCATCATTTACCAGACCAACATCATCAGCAGCTACGCCGCCGGGCGCTGGCGCCAGCTCAATGACCCCGAGCTGCTGGCGGTGCGGCCGTTTTGGCGCTATATCCACCGCGACGGTGTGCTGCATCCGCGCCCCAAGCACAAGGAGTGGGGCGACTCGGGCCTGACGCTGCGCCATGATCACCCGTTTTGGCTGACGCACTTTCCACCCAATGGCTGGGGTTGCCATTGCAGCGTGCAGGCGGTGCGCGGCCCCAAGGCAGGTGATGCCACCACGCCACCCGAGGGCTGGGATTCGACAGATGCCAAGACCGGCGCACCACCCGGTATTGATAAGGGCTGGGCGTATGCGCCGGGAGTTACCTGGCATCCAAATCTGGACAAATACCCGTTTGATTTGGCGCGCGAGGTGGTGGCTGACAACCTCAAGGATGGGGTGTTTGAGCGCTGGCTGAAATTTATCGACACCCAGGTTGAAGTCGAAAAGGTCAAGCCGCAATACATCGGCCTGACCGGCAGCGACTTGTCGATGGCCGTTCGCAAAGCTCTCAGCAATGACCTGCGCGTGCCTGTGGCGGTGTTGGATGCAAAAGGCCTGAAAGCCTTGAATATGCCAGTCAGCGCAGAGACTGCATCAGGGTTTTCAACCCACACCATTTATCTTTCAGACGATACAGCCATTAAGCAAACGATGCACCACACCCCTGACGAACTACCTGCTGGTAAATACCTCAGACTTCAAGATGCAATTGACCAGGCCCAATATGTAGAAGTAAAAAAGGATACCAAGATGATTTATTTTCATCAAGGCACAGATTGGGTTGTTGCCGTCATCAAAGCCACACAAAAAGGCGATGGCCTGTTTTTGGTGTCGATGTACAAGACATCTCAGCGGGAGGTAGATGCCGCCATTCAAACCGGGCGTGCCATCAAATGGGAGCACTAAATAATAAGGTTGGGGGGCACCCGAAAACCCCCGCGTCTCTTGCGCGACTGGCTCGCATCTCAGTCGTTTGCACACCGACCTATCCGGGTGTAGGTCACCCCGCCGTATTGACCGTCGGGGCGGCAGTTCGCGGCGAGAATTTAGCCGCAAGAGCTTGAATGGCAGTTTAACCACTTTCCCATCATGAAACAAACTTTTGAAAAACGCATCATCGGCGACTGCACCCTGTACTGTGGCGACTCACTGGAGCTGCTCGCTGCTGGGGTGTTTGGCAAGATCGGCGCGATTGTCAGTGACCCGCCTTATGGGATTGGGTTTCAGCATGGGGGTGGTGGCGCAAGCGTTGGGTTTGTCAGACAGGACCTGTTGGTAAATAACCTTGACCCCATTCATGGAGATGATCAGCCGTTTGACCCTGCGCCTTGGATTGAAGCTGCACCTTTCAATGGACGAGCAGCGCAAGCCCTATCAGAACCGCGCATCCTTTTATGGGGCGTTGACAACTACAAATCAAAGCTGCCTGACGTAGGAACGATGCTGGCATGGGATAAACATCTTGGCGTTGGCTCTGACGACAGCTTTGCAGACTGCGAATGGGCATGGTGCGGGCGCAAAGTCAAGCGCGAAGTGTTTCGCTGGCTGTGGAAAGGCATCATTACCCAAAAACACAGAGACGACATGCCGCCGCCAACGGTCAAGGGCGGTAGCGGGCATGGTGCAGCCAGATTCGCGCGGGTCCACGTAAGCCAGAAACCCGTCGAGCTGAT